TTATCTAGTTTATCTTCTAGCCTATGCAATGCTTCCATGACACGACCAGACGTATCACGCAAGTCTTGTCTTGTTGCATACTCTTCTCGTGTCTTGTTCAAGAGTATCTGTATTCGTTTTACCTCTTGGAACATCTTATTAAATGCCCAACCGAATGGTACAACGACCATAGTCAGGATTATGTTCCAGAATAACATTGGGTCAATGCTTTCCATGTTACTTGCTTTCTATAACTAAAGAGCCATCATCTACTTTAGCTTGTATGTCACTTGGTAGATTATCTTTGTTTTCTCTTAGCCACTCTTGGAAAGGTGGGTGATTTTTTAAACACGATACACGATACACACCATCAGCATCTATTTTTTTATATACTGTAACACCATTATCTTCTGTATGTA